ACTAGCCAAGATATTGGGTATTTCTAAAGCTGCTATTTCTCAATGGGGTGAAATTCCACCACAAGCAAGAATATGGCAAATGCAATCTTTACATCCTGAATGGTTTCTTTACAGATAATTTGTTTATAATATTTTGAAACGCTTGGCGGCGTTACTCGTAGTAGGGTTACACATGCTGTCTGCTGGTACTACGCCAGTCCGCCAACGCCGAAAGGTGAGACAGCAGGTGTAGCCCTTTTTTTTGGGTTTTATATGCATTATTATCAGCATCATATTGGTGATTTTATAAAAGACACCGCATTTCTTACCAATGAAGAAGTAGGCATTTATTTAAAACTTCTTTGGCTTTATTACGATACTGAAAATCCTTTACCAAACGATATTTTTACTCTTAGCATGAAAATAAATGCTAGGGACAATGAAGATATTGTTATTGGAATACTTAATATGTTTTTCAAATTGAAAGGCGAATATTGGTATCAAAGTCGTTGTGAATTAGAAATATCAGAATATCGAGATTTAATTAACGATAAATCTAAAGCAGGAAAAGCATCAGCTATTAAACGTGCGTTAAACAAACGATCAACAGATGTTGAACAGGTGTTAAACATCTGTACAACAGATGAGCAACTAACCATAAACCAAGAACCAATAACCAATAACCATATATATATGGATTTTGAGAAAGTTCTAAAAGCCAAAAACAAACCCTTAACTCAAACTTTGCTTAACTCTATTCAAAAGGAAGCGGATAAAGCCAAAATTACTTTGGATGATGCGATTAAAGAATGTTGCGTTAGGGGTTGGACAACTTTTAAGGCGGAATGGATATCCAATAAAGCCGATATTGTTCACCAAACCGTTCCATCATCTAAAGAACGCGATCCCGTGCTTGTTAAGTTGGAAGAAGATGCCAAAAAGGCCGTGGCCATGCCGGAAGATGTTAAGGTTAAGTTTCAAATGATTAAGGGGAGAAAATGAATGAGTTGGCTTTATTCGCAGGCGCTGGTGGAGGGATTCTTGGCGGGAAATTACTTGGATGGCGAACCGTGTGCGCCGTTGAATGGGAACCATACCCAGCAAGCGTATTGTGCGCCCGACAAAATGACGGACTTCTCCCGCCTTTCCCGATTTGGGATGACGTTCAAACCTTTGACGGAAACCCGTGGAAAGGAATTGTTGATGTCATATCTGGGGGCTTTCCATGCCAGGACATTAGCGCAGCAGGAAAAGGCGCAGGAATTGACGGAGAGCGATCAGGAATGTGGGGAAAAATGGCAAGGATCATTCGTGAAGTACGACCCAAATACGTCTTTGTGGAAAACTCACCAATGCTCACTTCTAGGGGACTTGGACGAGTTCTTGGAGACTTGGCCAAAATGGGGTTTGATGCGCGATGGGGAGTGCTGGGAGCAGCAGACGTTGGAGCAAACCATCAGAGGGACAGGATATGGATTGTTGCCAAATGGGATGGACAGTTTTCATACATTCAACACAACAGGATTAGACGGTGGGAGCAACAGTCGAAAAGCCTTAAAAAAACGTATGGAAAATTGGCCAATGCCCGATGCGAATTGTGGAATGAGGGGGACACAAGAAAATTGGACACCAAAGAGGAAATCGGGGCATCAAGCACAATATTCGATAAATCAAGCAGTGAGAGATGCGGAAAAGATCAAATGGCCAACACCAGTGAAATCAGATCATGCAGCGAGAAGACCAAGCAAGGGATGGCAAGGAAATTCAGATTTGCCGAGTGTGGTATGGACAGAAACTGGTGGCAGAGAGAACCCGAGTTTGTCCCCCGCACAACTCAACGCGACATGGGTGGAATGGTTGATGGGTTGGCCGCTAGGGTGGACAGACTTAAAGCAATTGGAAACGGACAAGTTCCTCTTTGTGCAGCAACCGCATGGGAAATCCTAAGTGAAAATTGATTTAATTGTTGAACACTATGCCAAACTAGCTTTAAAACCGGCTTGGATTGATTATGTTCGCCATCAAGTTAAATTAATGGAACAAGAACCACAATTCAAAGGCATCGGAAAGTTAATAGCCCAACGCATTAAGGAATTAAAGTGAAATACTACATAGGCTTTGATCCTGGCTTTTCCGGCGCATGGGGCGCTATCGATCAAAACGGTGAATACATTGCTTGCGGCGATATGATCCACACCGATCAATATATTGAAACCGAAAAGATATGGGATGAAATCACCGATATGCTTAACGGCAATGATTGTGAAATAACCCTTGAATGGGTTGCATCCATGCCAAACCAAGGGGTTTCATCAACCTTTAAGTTCGGAAGTGCCTTTGGGGCCGCTTTAGCGCTTGCACAACGCTTTAAAACACCTTGGCACTTAGTAACACCTAGGGTTTGGAAAAAAGCGCTTAAATTGGATTCTGACAAGAAACAAAGCCTTGAATTGGGCCGCCGGTTATTTCCAAGGGCACCGCTTAAACGAATCAAAGATAACGGCCGTGCGGAAGCATTGTTGATTGCTTATTATCAATTTACACAAACAAGGGGGTATTAAATGGATGAATTAAAAGTTATTGTTGAAAAGCAAAAAGAACTAGCCAAAGAAGCCAAGTTTCTATCCGATGAAATCCGCAATGCCGTGTTGGAAGAAGTGGCCCAAGAATTTGACAAGATGCGTTTTGGCAACACATCGGCTTCATTTGCCGCTTATGTTCGGGGGATGAAGAAATGACACCCGAAAGTTATGCCCAATTTATCCGTGAAAACGCTAGTGTTTATGCCGATGCCAAATCACGCCGGATCGGTGCCGAACTAAAATTAAAATCCGCCAAATTGCCGCACAAGAACGTGAAGCATTGGCCGATGGTGAATATTCCGCACTTTACGATGAACTTTGTAAAGCCATCAAAGTGGAAGAAGAATTGAAATATAAATTGGAAGCGGCACGCCTTTTCATTGACATTTGGCGCACCCGTGAAGCATCCGAACGTTTAGCAATCAGGTCACATGAATGAAATGCCCCATTTGTAATCAAAAAACAACAACGATTGAATCAAGATTAAATGACAACAACACTAGAAGAAGAAGATACGAATGCGCCAAAGGGCATCGTTTCAAAACAATGGAAGTCATATCCCAAGACGAAATACACGCGGAACGCGAATCTTCTAAGGTTAATCGCATCAATCCCGTGCCAACTATGTGGTTTCCATCTATCCCAAGCGGCCCATTCTAATTGGCATGGGGGCAAAGGCCGTGGGATTAAAGCTAGTGATGAATATTGTGCGGCACTATGCCAATCGTGCCATCACGAAATAGATCAAGGAAACGAACTAAGCAAAGAAGAACGAATTGAACAATGGGTTTTTGCCCATATCAAAACGTTGCATTACCTTTGCATAACCGATCAATGGCCCCCCAAAGTGCCATTAACCGATTTGTATTTAGCCTTTACGCAAGGCGGGGATTCCGGCGCTAGGTTGTGAACTAGGGCTATGGCGTGGGTGTGCGTGTGACATATCGGTTTTTTCGTGCTTCTTTAGCTCTTTTTCGATAGCCATAACGTGTTCACGTTCTTTTTGCCATTCCTTTTTAACAACAAAATGTTTATCCATTTCGTGTTTGGTTTCACCCTTGGTAAACTTAAAATTCGTAGGCATAGTTACTCCAATACGCTTAACGCGCGTTTAGTTAATGAAATTCTATCATCTAGGCCAATTGTTCCGCCATTGATGCGTTTAGTCAATCCTACCCAATCTTCCGCTTCGGCTAGTTCATTGCAACCGTGGGTTTTCCAAAACCATGCCGCGCTTAAAGAAGCATACATGGGGGATGCCACAAGTTGTGGGTTTTTAATGAAATCTTGCCCAACCGCTTGGCCAAAATGCCAATAGTTATCATGGCCGGTTAATTGGATCAAACCGCGCCCGTGGAACCGATCACCATCACCACTAGCTTCATCACGGTTGCCCATCCGATTGGCGTATATCCGGTTGGCAATCTTGCTTGCGTTGCCCGCGTATAAAGGGATTTCTTCCGGCTTAAACTTGTGGCCAAACAACTTTTGAAGCGTTTCCGCGCGATAGTGTAGGTTTTCTTCCAACACCCTAAAATGCGCCGATTCATGGCTACATTGGCCTATAAACGCCGCTTGTTTCTTAACATCGTTAATCCCAAACGTGGTGAACGCCGTGGTTAGCGGTTCAGACCATTCCGGCCCAATGCCTAGTGCGTGAAGTTTTTCGGTGCTAATCATATATTGCCACTAAGTAACAAATAAAGCATTAAAAAACCAACGGCAATACAAATTCCAACCAAGAATCTATCCATTATTTGACACCCCCATTAACGGTTTCCATTACGGTTTTGTAATTTGCGATGCAGGCATTGAGTTGGGTGATGGCGTTGTCCCCATCGGCGGCGATTTGGACAATAGCTTTAAGAGCCGATCGGTTAGATTCGGTTCCATCGGTTGTATTTCCGGCGGAAGCGGGGGCATTTGAATCGGCTTGTAAACAACCGGCGGCGGGGATGCGCAACTCGCCACTATCAATCCGATCGTTGATGCTAGTAACCTTGTTTTTAATGTCATCTTTGGCTTTCTTTAGTTGGCCATTGGCTTTGGCTAATTTGCCGTTTAATTCGGCTTCTTTGGCCCTAGCTTCGCCATTAAGGCGTTCAATTTCTGCTTTATCTTCTGCAACCCTTCGGTTATAGCCGTTTTGATTTGCAACATAGTATCCCCCTAAGATAACCAACAATAAACCCACAACCTTCAAGATCGTGGCATGGGCTTTAAGCATAGGGATATACCCTATAAAGTTGCTTAAAACATACGCTATTACACCGCCAACCAATGCAATAACGGCTATCCAATAAAACAAATCATCAATAAACCATGATAACCAACTAAGCATTTGAAGCCCTTGCTTGCGCCATGCGTTCGCGTTCTTGATCGGATTCCAATGTTGGCGGTGTCATTGGGGGCGGCGGCGGTGTCCAATTTGGTGCCGAGATAATGATTGGTGCAGGTGGAGGTGGCGGAGGGGCCACATAAGCCGCTGTATTGGCTTTTGCCGCGTTCATCATGTTTGTGGCTTCATTGGTTAGCCCTTTGGTCAAAATGCCCCCTATGCCCCCCACAATCAACAAAACAATGTCATTCAACATCTTGGTGTAGGCTTGATCGATCGGTGCCATAGCTTTGATTGGTTGCGATACAAACGTAACCGAATAAAGCAACGCCATCACGATGAACGCTAGGATTAATGTAACCACAATGATTACAAACGATCTAACCCTAATTTCTATTTCATCGGCATTGAGGCGTTCCTTGGGGTTGTTGAGGAATGCTAGAAGTAGTTCCTTCAATTTTCTTCTCCAATATAGGGGCTACAAGGTATTCGGGGCAATCTTGGTTAAATTCACACAATGGCTTTTGGCAACGTTCGGATTTAAAGTTATCGGGGTCTTGGCAAAAATATCGATATTGGTCATGGCAACCTGTAAGCAAAAACGGGAAAAGTATACATATCAATAGCGATGTATATAGAAAACTTGGTTTTTTAATCATTTCCCATCAATCCTTTGTAGGGCTTTGTTTACCCTAATTTCCATGATCCGAATATCAACATACATCCAAGCCATTAAGGGCAATAGCAACAAAAGAAAAATTAACAATATGGCTATAACCGTGAGGTATAGTGAATCAGACTTGCCATCATCCCCCACACCCACGCGATCATCATCAAAATTGCTAGGGTAACTAGGAACCTTGTTCGCATTAAGTCTTCCCTTTGAACCCGTTGCCATTTAGCTCTCCGTTTTGCTAAAAGTTCTTCCCTTCTTTGTAAGGCTTGCTTTGTTGCAATATCACCAATCGTTGCGTTAACCCGCGAATACAAATCTTTCAATTCGCTAGGCACATGGTAAACCATGTAATCCGATAGTTCCGAATTTAACTTTTCCATTTGCAAATTAGCAATCACCAACTTGATGGCAATTTCTTGCCCTTCTTCGTTGCCAACGTGTAAAGCCAATTCTTCTTGTTCTTTAACGTAATTCTTTAGGCCGTTGTAGGCTTGAAAGAACTTTGTTAAAGCATCCGCCACTTGCGAATAAATTAAGTTTTCATCAAATTCGGGCGGCGGTTCTTTTTTCTTCTTAACCTTTTTAACCGGTTGTTGAACTTCCGGTTGTTCTTCTTTTTTGCCAAAAACCGCCGTTAGGAACCCAAGTAACCCTTTCGATTTCTTTTGAACGCTCTTAACGTCTTTGACAATTCCATCAATTTCTTTGGCGGCATCAACAACAATTTGCCGCCCTTCTTTATACATTTCGCAAGCATCTTTGCATAGCTTAAAGGCCCCGCTTGCCAATGCAACAAGTGTGAACGGATCAATTTGTTACACCCCAAATACTTTGTGTAGGAACGCCGCGGCAACACCTGGGCCAAGCAAAACACACAACATCACGCCATAAAGCAAATATTCAATCTTTGACATTCGCTTTTCACCGGCGGTTAGGTGTTCTTGGATAACCCTATAACGTTCCGCGCAAATAGCTTCGTGAACGGCTAATCGTTTATCAACATCATCCGTCATTTTTATGTCTTTTGGATGAACGCCAAAGCGTAATAAAGGGGATTGTTTGTGCCGCCGGATGTAACCACACCGCTAGATGCAAAACCACCATTGTTGCCAACGGAATAGCTATTTCCCGCACCAACGATGAATCGATCACGCAAATCGGGCGTTCCGTTTGATCCATTACACAACACATAGCCGGTTGGGATAGAACCAATCGAACCACTCCACATAATAATTCCACCGCTTGGAACGGCCGAAACGGATGGGCTTGTTCCAATAATGCCATACAAGTTATCCAAGGTTTGAATAGTTACGTTGTTGGCATCGGTTAAAACAAACTTATAGGAATATCCGCTTGTTAACCAAATCTCATTTGGGGGGCGGCCATCGGTTCCCAAAACGATTGGGTTGGTGTTGGCCGTGTTGCCGGTGTTATCGGTGTATGTGTTTAACGGTGTTGTTGAACCGGCTTGATAGGTGTAGATATACCCACCGGCCAATGGCACGTTAGGCGTTGTGCTAGATAGGAATTGAAAGCCATTTCCTACCGGTGAAAGATTAACGCTCATTTTTATTCCTTACCTAAATCAGAAAGTTTTGATTTTTTACCAGCTTCTTGCAATTGTTTTTTAACATTTTCGGCTTGCTTTTGGGTTTCTTTTTTCATTGCGCCTTTTTGCAATTTTTCACCAAACTTTTCACCAAAACCTTTAGCAAATGGTATTTGTGTTTTTTCGGCTACTTTACCAAAGATCAATGGATAATTTGATGAAATTGGGCCTAACCTTTCGGCTTGCAAAGCGGCACCTTCATATTCTTGTGCGGCGGGCATTAAATGACCGGCATAATTTAATTTATGAAATGCTTGTTGTTCGCTTAATGGAAAAGCATGGCGTATCTTTTCGCCCCTTGCATTCAAAACATCGGTTACATTTTTTCTTGCCCAAACACTTAAATTTTTTGATCCGGTGTTATGAACTTCACGCGCAATACTTCCGGCAATCTCATTTTTTGCGTTTTGCCCCATTTGCCTTAATTCGGGCGGAACTTCTAAAACCCATTTGTGTAATCCGGTTTTAGGATCAATTGGCCCAAACAATTTGCCTGATGCAACCTTATCCGATAGATCATAGATATGCTTCCATTCATCAACCGGCATATCATTTAATTTTTGTGGAATCTTTTCAAATGGTGTTCCGGTTTGAATTCCATTTGGATCAATATCGCCAAATAATGTTTTGATGCCTTTTGCACCAAACAATGTTTTTTCGGCTTGATGCAAACTATCCGCTTTTTTAAGATATTCCAAACCACCGGCGTTGCCAATATCTTTTTCAATAGCATTATTAATTTTGGCAATAACGGATGCGTTATCTTTTGTCCAATCTTTGTTCAATGCTTTTTGAACTGCCACCCATGCGTTAACGGTGTTGGGTTGATAAACATTTCCATGTTCATCTTCAAACCCTTCTTTTTTGGCAAGATCAATATATTCATTAACACTTTTTAAAACACCTTCATTGCCTTTTAAACCCATTCCGGCTTTGAATTGTTTGTTGTTCAATAAGTTATCAATATTTGTTGATTGAATGGGGTTATCTCCAACTTTATTTTTTACATCATCATAAAGTTTTTGCTTTTCTTTCTTGAAGAAACCTGATAAACCTTCTTCACCGCTTGCAAAATTATGAATGCGTTCGCCACGTTGATAATCATTGATTAATCTTGGATCGGCATTTGTATTCCGAACACGTTCTTGTGCGTATTCAGATAGGGCATTTTGTTCGTTAACAATTTGCCGTTTCATTATGTCTGCGGCACTTCCTGGAACTGGATTAGGTGTCTTGGCCAACAAATATTCATTTTTCAATGTGTTTTCGTTGCCCGTAACAACACCTGGCCTTACTTGCTCATTGCTGCCCAAAACATCGGATGCAATTTCCGCACGTTTTTGTTGTTCATTGCTAGGAACATCTTCGGCAATCTTTGAATATTTAATTGTTGGATATTCTTTATTGCCTTCTTCACCGCTAAATTTATAAGGATTTGGTTCAGTTTTTGCCGCACCAACACCAACCAATGATTCTTGTGGCGTGGTTGGTCTAACGGTTTCAAATTTAAGATTAGATGGCGCACGTTGTTTTGCCGCTTGGAATGCGGCTTCAAAAGGTTTTGCAACGGTTGTTATGCCTTCTTTGATTGGTGTTGCTAATTTAGGTGCTATGCCTAATTGCAAATTGGCCGTGATGTTTCTAACGTCTTCAATTGGCAATCCGGTCTTTTCGGCAAGCCATTGATTACCTTTTTCGGCGTGTTCACCAATATAGCCTAATAATTGGCGTGATAATTCTTGTTTGTATTCGGGTGTATCCGTAACACCAAAAAATTTTCCAATTGGTTGCGTTTCACCGCCAATTGCTTGGCCTATTTGTTCGGCTTTTTGTGGTGTTGTAAAAGGGCGAACCAATGGTTGAACAACTTGGCCAACAACGGGCATGATCCCACCAACGGCTACATCACCTAATGATGCGGCACTTCTTCCAAATTGTTTTAAATAATTTGGTGATTGTGTAGTTGTTGCTTTTTGTTTGTTGCGTATAACCGAACCACGCATGATTTCATCTAAATCATCTTCTTGTGGTTGCAATTGTGGATTTGCACCACTCATTGAACTTTTTTTAGGTGAAATTAAATTATCATTAGTTGATGGTGCTTCGGTTTCATCACCAAACATGGCCGCATAAGCACTCATTAAAGTTCCCCTGTGCGTGATAATTTAAGAAGATTATTTTTTTGTCTAGTTAATTTATCAATTTCTTGTGCCGATGCGCCTTTGAATAGCTTATCAATCTTATCGATTTTTTCTTCTTTAGTTAAATCGCTATTATTGATTGCAATTGCTTCAAACACACGCGAATCTTTGGCGTTATCCGCCCATTTTTCTTGATATGTTTTTAGATTATTATCGCCATATTTTTTAGCAAAGGCTTGAGCGCCTTTTGCTTGCAATTCAACGTTTGTCATATCCGCTTGTGTGCGTCTTGCAATGTTAATTAAAACATCGGGCGGATAAGTGTAATCACCATTAGCGGCGGCGGTTAATGTTTTATCGGCATCGGTTGATAAGCCCAATGCTTTCATATTAGACAATTGCGCATTTGCCAAATCTTTGCTTAATTCTTTATAACGAACGCCTTGTTCCGTTCCTAAAAATGTGCTTAGATTACGGCCCGCCATTCCTAAAAAGCCCGCGCCACCGCCCCATTCGTGTTCACCCAAATCTTGTGCTTGCTTGATGATTTCATCAAGATTACGCCTTTGGGTTGTTAAATTAGTTGCATGATTAACTAATGTATTTCTATAAGTTTGCCCCGCTTCTTGATCGGTTTTTTCGCTTGGTGACAATGGGCGAATATCACCCGCACGGCGAACGGGATATTGCAATTGCATTTGCGTTGGTGTAACGCCTTGTTGCATTGCGGATGGCATTCCGCTTGGCAATTGCATTCCTTGTGGCAAAGGGCCACCTTGGGGCATTGGTTGGCCCATAGGTGCGTTGGGTTGTTGGATTTGTGCGGGTGTAAGTGTTCCTGGCCCAGAACGATAAAGCGCGGGATTTCCAATTGCATCCGTGGTAAGTTGTGGTGTTTGCAATGTTTGTTGTTGTTGTGGCGTTAATCCACCACCAATAATGTTATCCAAAACGTTTGGCAACAATTGTGGCTTGTTACCAATGTGATCTTTAATGATCTTCAAATGTGAATTAACCGTGTCTTTAGGCAAGCCACTTTGAACCATCAAATCTTTAGCAACATCCAATGTTCCCATTGCCGCTTTTGGGTCTTGTGCGGCATTTTGAATTTGTGGCAAATTGCGAATGCCACCAAGAATTTGCTTGGCAAGTGCCGATTGTGATGCGGTGAAATCTAATGCCGCTTTCTTTTCGGCCGTTTGTTGTTGGCCGGATATGGCTTTGGCGGATTCAATTCTTGGGTTAGCGGTTTCTTCGGAAACCCTTGTTTCGGCCGCTTGTTGACGCAAAGCCAATGGGTTCATAGCTTGCGCTTGTTGCAATTCCAATTGCGCCTTTTGAACTTGCAAAGGGTTTAATTGTTGGGCTTGCTTGTATTGTTGCAACGTTGCCAACGGGCCTAATATGTCATTTAGGCTTGTTTGCTTGGTTGTTGGATAATCGGTAAAAACTGGCATGATCTATCCTTATGCTAATGCGGCAACGGTTGCGGTGTTGGCCAAGTTACTTAAAAGGTTGGCATTGTTTACGGCTTGTGCGGTTTGGGCACCGGCTTGTGCGGCCGCTAATCCCGTTGTTGTTGTTCCATACGTTTGCGCCAAAGAACCGCCTAATTGTCCAAGTTGTGCGTTTGCCGTTTGCCCAATTCCGGCTTGCCCCGCCAAGTTTTGATAAATGTTTTGGCGTTGGGTTTGATAGTTATTAAACGCTTGTTGATATGCCCCACCGGCATAGTTTTGCGCATAAGTATTCAAACCTTGCAAAGTGTTGCCGCTTAACAATCCACCGGTTGCATTGGCCGCGTTTTGCGCTTGGCCTAAACCTTGTTGCAATTGGAATTGGTAATTAGGTGCAAGTTGGGCGTTTAAATCTTGGTTATTGAATTGATTGGTTAGATAACCCGTTCCCGTGCCGGTTCCCGAAACCGTTCCATCGGGATTCATAATGTTGTATGTTCCCGATCCCAATGAACCTAACGTGTTGGCCGCTTGCGTTCCAAGTTGTTGATATGGTGCCGCGTAACCTTGTTGGTTAGCGTACATTTTGTTAATGTAATCTTGAACATTATTAGCGGCGGCCGTTTGTGTTTGTGCGGCGTTGCTAATGGCTTTGTTTTGCCCAATTGTTCCCAATGTGGATGCCAATGCCGATCCACCTAATGCGGCGGTTTGTGCGGCGGTTAATCCACCGGCGGCACCCAATCCGGCCGCACCAGCGGCTAACGCACCCAATGTGGTTCCACCAACGTTTGATGCTTGCAATGCGGCATCCGTGGCCGCTAAACTTGTTCCCAATCCCGCACCAATTGTGCTTCCGGCACTTGATCCCAATCCACCGGCGGTGCCCAATCCGGCCGCGCCCAATGTTGCGCCACCAACCAACGCACCGGTTGTTGGATCAATTGTGCTTGCGGGGATGGTTAAACCTTGCGCACCACCCATTTCCGCTAAGTTAGCGGTTGCGGGGGCCGTCATTCCTTCGTTCACGGCGGGTGCAAATAAATCGGTTCCGGCACCGGTTGTTGCTTGTATTCCGGTTCCGGTTGATCCCATTCCGGCTAGGCTAGTTCCACTTAGATCGGTTGCACCGGCATCCACGGCGGCGGCGGCCGGTGTTGCACCGGCGGCTACATCGGCACCAACGGTTCCTATGGCATCGGAAGCGGCGCTTGCAACGGCATCGGTTGCGGCCCCACTTGCTATGGCATCACCGGCGGCGGCGGTTGCGGCATCAACGGCGGCACCGGCGGCGGCATCGGTTATCACACCATCGGCAACGGCACCGGCAACGGCATCGCCCCCAATCGCACTTGCCACCGCATCAATCGTTGCTGAAACACCCATGTTCTTACTCCAATACTATCGAATATGTTTTTTCAAAAAAGTGCCCACCCAATCGCTCTACCAAGTGCCCATAATCGATATGAGGTTTCATGTGGAACAATATCCTTTGTGGCTTTCTTTTTTTAACTTCTTCCGTTGTCCATTTCACAAATTTATAGCCAAACATACCTTTTCGATAATCGGGATGGATATATAGAATGTCCGATGATGCCGTTACACTTTTCTTATAGTGCAAATGGTTCATCACCATCCATAAAGAATACCCAACCAACTTTCCATCATCCCGTGCCGTGTGGATTTCTAACATCCCTAAATCCATCAATTTTTGATACTTTTCAAAATCGGGATCAAGTTCAATTACATCCGTTCTTTCCGCCAATTCCGCATAATGTTTTTCAAATAAATCAATCGCTTCGTTCGCAAACGGTTGGATTTGTTCTTTTTGAAAAGTAATCATTTAGATATTGTAATACGGCACCTTAAAATGTTGGCCATTTACCGTTATATTTATGAACCCCACGGGATTGGCCGGAAGCGTTGCCGATCCGGTTGTTGCCGTGGTTGATGAGGTGAAGTTCAACAAATTCAGAAAGAATTGTTGCCATGCCCTAGTTGGCCGATTTGTTGTGCTATCCAAAAAAGGTGATTGCGGATAGGGTTGTAATTGCGATGTATTTGTTGTGATGCTCAATTTTCACCCCCGCTTGCCTTCAAATTAGCCGAAACGATAACCGCATTCACGGGATCGGTTATTGAAACTTCAAAAACCCTATCCCTAGCTTGCCCCAAACGCCGCCAAATGGCACGATTTTGGTATTTACCGGCTTGGCCAATCGTAACCCAATGTTCTTTTGACCAAGTGGAACCACCATCATCAGACCATCTAAGCATGGCTTGGGGATAGGTTGTTGTGGTTGTTTGGTTAATAGCGTTTTGTGTGCCCAAATAAACCGTTGCCGTTGCCGGAATTGTGTAAGTTTGTGTAGGCAAAATGTAATAAGGCGATGCCAAGGTGATGGCCGTGGCTTGAACCGATAAACCCGTTGTTCCAACCCCTGGTTGAAATTGGATTTGCAATTCTTCAAAGTATTGCCTTTGGAAATCCGAAACCAAATGCGGTGCGCGTCTTATGCGCCTAATTGGATTTCCATCATCGGTGTAGTTGGTGTTATCCAATTCATATATCTTGCCGTTGGCGTAATCACCCACAAGCACCATGCCTTGGAAGACACACGAACAATTTCCACGGTGCCTTTGGTATTGGTTGAAGTCATTAACGTATAGCCATTTGTGCCACAAACCGGTTGTAACGTCAAAAGCCCAAGTGATGTTAATTGTAGGAAACGAAACAACATAAACTTCATGCCCTTCTAGCTGATACGTCCACGCGATCGCATCATCTATGTATTGGTTGGCCAATGTTGCTTCAACCGCGTGCGTTGAAATCCTTTGTGGAACATAACCTTGCATTTGCATAATTTGGCCTTGTCCACGCAAATTGCGTGAAACATAGGCAAAACTATTGCCAAGGCGGGCCAAACTATTTTGGGCGGCAATACCGTGTTGCGTTGAAGTTCCTGGGATTCTTTGGAATGGAAAGGGGAACAATCCGGCATCCACCCAAACTTCGCTAGATGCTTCACCCATCAAATACACTTCGCGGTGATCCACAATCAAAGCCACTAATTTATCGGGTGCGCCATCCTTAGAACCAACCGATAATGGTTGTGAAATAGGGCTTAACGCATCGCTAGAACCCCATTGTTGGCTTTGGGGTCGTGAATAAACAAAGTAGTTATCCACAATATCAACCGATGTTGCGCCAATAAAAGGCCCATCATTGTTAGGCATAACCGTAAAATCTAGGGCATACATCGTTGTTGATGAAACCGCCGTGTTGCTAGATAGTGTGTAAACATTATTGCCGCCGGTTGGTGTTCCAATCGCCGTGACAATCGTATCCGCCGGAACCGTTGAACCTTGGATGGTTTGGCCTAAATAAGCCGTTCCCGTGGTTGTTAGAGTGGCGTTGGTTGCGCCGGTTGTGATCGTTCCGGTAAAACTTGTTGTGTTCAACGAATTCATCAATGTGGATGCAACCGTTTGCGATAAGTTAACCGTCCACGATGATCCCGATCCACCGGTGATAACCGTTTCTTGGGAAACACCCACGCCATACAAAACTTGGCCAATAGCAATCGTTCCACTTTGTATGTTTGAAACGGTTAAAGTGGTTCCGCTAATTGAACCGGTAAATATGGCCGTTGTGGGCGTTGTAATGCGCCATGAATAGCGATATGTGCCATCCACTATGTAGGCATACACGCCATCATCAACTAGCCCTACACGCCCGCTATTGCTATTTAAAATGCCAACAATATTGGGGGTTAGGTTGCTAGATAAAAGATAAACATAAGCACCGCAAACGGCGATAGCTTGGCTTCCGCCACTTAGGGTTCTAAGGCCACGAACTTCCGCACCGGCCGGTAAAACCAATTGCGTTGTAAGCCCTGGCGTTGGGTAAAGCGCCACAACACCGCGTTCGGGCGGTTGCTTGGTTGGATCAACTTCGGGGAAAAAGTTAATACACTCCTGCGCATCTTGATAAATGCTAGGTGCAACATAACTAGCGCCGACAAACCCAAAATCAGGCATTTTGTGTCCTTATTAGCGGAAGAATCCACCCGAAAGAATCCAACCGGCATCACGTTGGCGTGAAGTTAGGATGGCATCTTGATAGGCGGAATTTTGAACGGGTTTCATGTTGGTGCGCTTAATGGTTGATTTGCCTTGTGCCGCAAATGCGTTAATCATTTGAATTTGCGTTGCGCTTGCCTTGCCATAGCTAGGCATCAAACGTTCGGCTAAACACCATTCCAATGCCATTTCGTAGCCTTGGGGAAGAATAATGGGATCGTTAATAGTGACATAGTTGCTAAACAACGTATCGCAAAATAAGTGCATTTCACCTTGCGATGGGTTAGGCCAAACAAAAATGTTGCCCAATGGATCGCTAGGTTGGTAATAAACCGCTTTTGGCCAAGGGCCATTTAGCGTTTTCAAACCAATCATGTTGTAGTTTTCTAGGTTCAACACGGCAACGGGATAATCCAAACCACCATTGATAATCGGTGTTCCGTTGCTATTGGTGTTAATCCTAACAAATGATGAATTGATGCTTAGTGGGCGTTGATAAAAAGCATTGATTGATGTTGATGCGGCCGTTTGGCTTATGTTCAACAAATAAGTGCCCAATTCGTTAACGTTTCCACCCGCGCCGGTTGCAAAGCCAACAATTTTGGTGCCGGTTGTGATGCCGGTTCCGCTTAATGTCATGCCCAACGCAATAGCGCCGCTAGTAATGGCCGTAACCGTTAACACATTGTTAACAATAGAACCGGTAAAGTTAGCCCCAATTTCCCCCCCTGGGCCAATGGTGTATTGCGTTTGTCCCGATGTGATGGGAAAAATGATTTCGGTTTTGTAATAAACCATCATTTGTTCGTTTGACCATTGATCGATCATACGATTCATCATTACGAACGCATCTTGCGCCGCCGCCGGATCGGGCGTTTCCCCCGCCGCCAAAGCGCCGATATCTTTCAATGCGGAACTAATAAT